CTTTTGTTTCTTCTGTTAATGCCATCGTTTATCTCCTGTGATGGTTGGACTGACTACCCTGTGATCCAACAGGGGTGTTAATTTTTATTTATTAAACCTTAATACAAATGCTGAACCTCAAGTACGCACTTCCACTACTTAGATCGCTGTATGTAAGGGCTGACCAACTATCGCTATTGGTTCCATTTGCGTAAATATTCACATAATTTGAATTAGTCCCAACATATGCTGTCAGGGATTTACCGCTTTTATTAACATATCTTGACATTACAGAGCCGTGGTTGTTAAGGCCACTGGTACTGCTACTTGTGAATGGTAAAGATAGTTGAATATCAGTAGATGATGCAGTTTCACTAAAAGTTCCAACTACAGCAGTAAGGTAGACCAGATCACCAATCTTGGTGTAAAAACCAGTATTGGCAGCTATGGTGCCAACATTTGTTGTGACAGTCCAAGTCCCCTCCTCATAGTCATCCAGCTTGTTCGCCGCACCAGTGCCGCCAAGGTAAACACCGCCAGAGAGGTAGAGGTCTTTGAAGCGGGCGGCTGATGCACCTATATCATCAGTCCCATCTGTATTTGTTCCTGTAGCATCACAGGGTAATATTTGCACATCTGTAAACTTAATATTTGCATCTGTAGAGGCTAAAGAAGATCCTATGTACGGCCTTAGTGCCTTAACCCCAATACTCCCCACAGTGGTGCCGTCTTTGCGGAACTCTGCAATGCTGCCGTCAGATGATCTACGATTAAAATAGGCTACGTTTAAGCCATTTGTTGTTGCAACAACCTCACCAGTAGGCCGCAACTCAGCGCCATCTGTTGAAATAGTAGCAGCCGTCTTACCCACCAACAGATTACCGCTGCCGTCAATGCGCATGCGTTCTGAATTATTTGTAAGAAACGCTAAGTAACCTGCGCCAGTAGTGCCTAACTGAAACCCACTGGTAGAAGCAGAAAGTACATTAGTAAAATCAGTTCCTGTAAAGGTTATTTCGTTGATAGCGTTTTGGTTTGGTATTTCAATGCCACCCGCTGCGGTGATACGCATGCGTTCTGTGGCGGCAGTGTAAAACTCAACTGTGTCGCCGCCTAGACCAAGGCCAACTTCTCCCCCACTATCGTTAACAGCAACTATTGCATTGTTGCCATAAGAAGAGCTGCCACTTACAATAATATGCTCATTAGTTGCATTTTTTACATCTAAAATAGCTAAAGGCGAACTCGTCCCAATCCCGACATTACCTGCGGACGTGATGCGCATGCGTTCTGTGCCAGACGTTTGGAACTCTATAGCTGTTCCTACGGTGTTGTTGATTTGTGCATTCCCTGTGCCTGTGGGGGCAATGTTAATGCGACTGTCAATGTTAGTTCCAACAGACTTCAACCAAAGTGTATCAGTGTAACCAGATGGGCCTTGTAATGTTAGAGGGGTATTTGCAACAGGCGAACTCGTCCCAATACCCAAGCTCTCCGCACTCGCATCCCAGAAGAACTTGGCAGTCGTGCCTGTGTCCTCGTAGAAGCTGATGTCGCCTGTGCCGTGGTCTAAACGAATACGTTCAGAATAAGTGGTGCTGTCATCAGATAGTGTGTAAATTCTAAAATCACCAGCTGTTTGCCAAATTCGTGTATTTAGATTAGTGGTGTCGGCTTCCATTATATCTATACGAGGTGAGTTGGCAGTTTGGGTAATATTGTTATGATTTACAGCCACACTCCCATCCACAGTTAGCCCATCGCTGGTCAAAGTCCCAGTGATGTCTACACCTGTGGACGTTGCGTTTAGAATTACATCATTACCGTTATAAAGTTTAACACTTGACGAATTTGCCCTCATAAAGTCGTTAGAGCCATCCGCCGATTTCATATTAAATTGGCCTGCAAGAACTTCTAATGGTCCTGCTCCAGCATCAGTAATAACAGACCTTGGCGTTGCACTATCGTGATAAATCTGCAAATCAGACCCAGCACCGAAGATGGCTTTGTCGTTGTCGCCGAAGGATAAGTTACCCGTCATGGTGCCGCCAGATAACTCCAGCTTATCCGTGTTTAGGTTTGTAAAGTTGGCATCAACTTCAGCATGGGTAAGCGGAGACCCCTTCCCAGAACGTGTAACAAGAGTAGCCATGGATTAGTCCAATCGTATTTTAAGATTACCAGCAGAGATGCGGAAAATGTCGCCCGTATCAATCGCCTTGGGCAGCGCAGTCGTAAAGTCGCTTGGATCGGTCAACTCAGCATACGCAAGCAAGTTACCGCCAGTAGACGCATCGTACACGCCTGCGTATGTCACCGTACCCCAAGAAGCCGTAGCCGTGGGAAACTCAATCGCAGCGCCAGTTGTCGCTTCTGTTGGACTTGTGCCTGACACAGTAAACGCCGCAGTCTGGCGCGCGTATGATCCGCCAGACACCTCAGTGCCAGCCGCGCTATCGCTAGACGCAGATGTGTGCAGACCAACGTAAAGCGTAGACGGCGCGGTATAAGCATTGCCGCCAAAAACGTGGTCAAGGATTTTGTCCTCAAGATAATCTGTAAAGCTCATCAGTAACTCCTAATGCTCATGCGCATACCCGAAGTCGTGCTACGCGCTTTGTCTGACGCCATATTAACATTGTCTATGGCTGATTGATAGAGAGATGCCCAAACCTGCGTCCGCGCATCGTCAACAAGATAAGGCGCGGAATGCACAAGCGCGCCATACAAGTACGCATCAGGCGCATATTCCAGAACCCAGTTGCTCGTATTACTATTAGACAGCGCAGCCGTTCTGCCGTAATACAAAAGCTCCGCCGTGTACGCAGTGTCAGGCGTTGGAAAGATTTCAAACGCGCCATCGCTCATCGTGAAATACTGAGGGCGACCAGCCACGTTTGCAGCGTTCATGCGGCGCCTTATTATATCTGAGTGCGACGTCTGGTGTAGTTCAAACGTAGTTCCGCTTGAAATGTAAAAACGAATACTCTCCAGCCAATCGGACGGCACGCGCGAATACTGGTCATCTAGCTGAACAGTCGCGCGCTTTTCCATACGCCAGTGACGTATCTTGCGATCCATATCAGCTTCGGTCAGCGCAATGAAGTCAGGGATAACGCTGGTTAAGTCGTCGCGATTTAACCAGTTAGCGACCGCAGTCTTCAGCTCGGAATAAGTTGTAATGCTCACAGCGTGCCCGCCCTTGTCCTAAATACTCTATTATCTCGATCGTTGAGCCACTGCTTAAACTTCTTCGGATCGTCCGCAATACCTCTTCGCTTGAGGTCATAATACACGTTTAATGGTATTGACGCCACCTTGTTGACGTCGCGGTGCTTGTCGGGGGTATCGTTGTACTGACGCTTGTTTGCTTCCGCTATCGCTGTGACGTCTTGCTGCGTCTCGATCACGTACTCGCCTTTGTCAGTAACGTGCCAATATTGTGTGATGCCGGTGAGCGGATCGTGTCCAAATAATCTCTTTTGTGGCATGCCTGTCTCCCAGAAGTGAGAGGGGCGACCGAAGCCGCCCCGTCAGTCTACGATACGTTCAAGTCCGCAACAACTGCGTGTGCCGCTTCGTTGGTTACCTTCAAGCCGAACTCGGCGATAACCATTGACTTCTCGGCGTCACCAGTTTTCGAAAGCTCGACGTTCTGGATTGGACGTAGGTAGCATACAGATGCGTACTCTGGGTCGAGTAGATATGCTGTACGCTCTGGGCTAAAGCGGTTTGCGACCACATTTAGCGTCCCGAAGTCTGACAGATACACGTCAGCCGCACCAATAATGGTTGTTGGCGCGTCTGATGGCGCTTGGTAACGCTGTGCCGCGATACCCGCGAAGCCTGACACAACTGTCTTATTGTGTGGGCCTACCATCAAGATACTTGGCTGACCGCCAGAAACGAATGCCTGCTGCATTGCGTCTTTCAGCATTGTCTCAGTGAAATCACGCTGAGTGCCGTCTGTACGTGCAGTAGTACCGTTACCAGTTGCCAACGAACCGCCTGTGCCGGCGTTTGCGTTTGACGCGATCCACGCGCCCAAGCCACCTGTCTCACGAGCTGTTGAAGAGTTACCAGCAACTTGCGCATTATTTGCAGTCAAAACTGCTTCAATGTCGCGCTTTAGCTCTTTACCGCGCTTTGCGATTTGGTAGCTTAATTCGTCGTTGCGGCCCGCAGTGTCTAACGCTGAGAAGTTGTCTGCAACGATAGTTGTGCGGCGACGGATGTGTGTGTAGTTACCTACACGAGTTGTCGCTGATGTGCTGTCGAAAGATGACACGTCATCCCCATCGATCACACCTGTTGTGCTTGTTGCCGCCAACGAGTCAGTCTGCCACTCGAAGTATGTGTTGGCTACGTTTTCTGAGCCGACGTTTGACTGAAATGGCACCTCTTCAGGTGAAATGTTCGCGATCACGTCTGCAAGTGATTCACGGATACCTA